AACTGATGAAGCTGACTTAGACAGTCTCTTACTCTACTATGCGGAAAAGAACCCAGAAATTGAAATGTGGTGTCTGCTTCAACCGACTTCACCGTTAAGGACTGCAAATGATATTAAGCGCATGTATAACTTTGCTAAACGTGAAAAATACGATTCAGCAGTAAGTGTTACTCAGAATCCAATGATGTTTTGGGTAAAGGATGCTACCTCAAACGGACATGCGGCTACATATCATATACATAAACGACAGAATCGGCAGCAACGGAAGTCGTTTTTCATGGAAAACGGGGCGATTTACTTTACTAAAACCTACACATTACTGACTATGCAATGCAGGTTGGGGGGAACTATATATTTATTTAATATGCCTAAAGAGAGGTCTTTTGAAATTGACGAGCCAATTGATTGGCAAATATGTGAAATGTTAATGGAGGGTCGTCGTGGGCGTATTAAAAGAGCTGCTTGATAAACAGGATGAACTTGCTTCCAGCCGGTTTAAGTTAGTTCCGGCACATTATAACTTTCTACTGTTCGGGAATGACAATGATTCATCTACTAAACTACCCGATATATGGCATCAGAACGCACTCGTTAACCTTAAAAAGTTAAAGTGTAAGTCTGTTTACGATCTACCTCCGCACAAAGGACAGGCTGTTATTGTAGTTGGTGCGAGTCCTATTTTAAAGAGACAGTGGAAGGAACTTAAAAAAGCAGACGAACGATTTGTAATAATTGCGGTTAATTCTGTACTTAAATATTTACTCAAACGGGGAATACGAGTCGATTATACAATCTGCATCGACGGTCAGACTTCACCGAACTGGAGTATGGATATTGGTGAAACTGATATTACCGCTATATTCTCGCCTTATACTGCACCTGAAGTTATCGACTACTGGAAAGGGCCGAAATATGTAGTGCCGTTCAGGATGGGTAAAGACTACAACCTCTGGCGCAGGATTAAAAGACGATGGGGTGGACCGCATATAGCTGGCGGAAATGCATTCAATTCAGCGGTTTCTATCTTTGCAATGAATACGGAAGCTAAAATCTATCTCTTAGCAGGAAATGAACTCAGTTTTAAGAAAAGATATTACGTGCATGGCAAATCAACGCAAGACACACAGAATTACTATTTCCTGCATGATGTCAAAGGCCGAAAGGTTAATACTATCGTGCCTCTTTATAGTTACAAAATCTGGTTGGAAAATTTCATGGCATTAGGCTACCCAGACTGTGTTTGGTATAACTGTTCCGAAGGGGTTGTCGGAGTAGATACAGATAGAAGCCTTATGGAATTTGTCTACCAGAAACCACTTGGCGAAGCAATTTATCTCATAAAACAATCATGGGCTTTTGAATCTTTACCATGGGATGCAAAGAATAAATATATTTACGATCATCTTTACGGTACAGACCAGTATTATCCGCAGAACGGTAGAGGCGCATGGAATCACATAACAGAATGGATGCCTGATTTTACAAAGGCTTTGGATGTAGGTTGCGGAACTGGTGTTGGTATCCGATATGCACGAAGTTTAGGACATGATGTTTATGGTGCCGATATTTCAGATCAGATAAAGAATATCTGGTACGATCATGGAATTGCCGAATACTGTCATGTAGCGCCAGCGCATGATCTTCCTTTTCGTGATAATGAATTCGACATGGTTGTCTGTACTGAATGCTTAGAACATATTCCTGAAGACGGAATTGAACCTACATTAAATGAAATGTACCGGGTAGGTTCTGACAGGTTTTATTTTACAATTGCCTTAACACCTGATTCTAAGTTCCACCAGAAAGGTGTAAAATTACATACAACTTTAAAAAAATGGGATTGGTGGGCTGAAAAGTTAGAAAAAGCAGGCTATAAAGTCGGCTGTGTAGGGCATGACGAATACGGTGCTTTTGTTCTCGCTGTCAAGAGTGAACTTCCATATATAAATGGGAAACAATTATTCAAGGAGCCTGAATGCGTGTCGAATGTGGCGTAACATCTTGTAAGTGGGGTACACCGATAAATGATAGTTACGTTGAGTGTAACTGTCCTAATATTGTACTCAAATGGCGTGCTGCGGCTGACTTAGGCCGTGGTGCAATCGTAATGGTCGAATGTTTGCAATTAGAAGTTAAAAGGGGGAAAGATGACTGAGATAATTTGTGAAGTCGGCATAAATGCGAATGGCGATCTTGAACTTGCAAAGAAACTTATCGACGTAGCGCATTCAGCAGGCTGTCAATATGTTAAGTTTCAAAAAAGGACAATAGATCAAGTATATACGCAAGAATTTCTCGATAGTCCACGTAATAGTCCGTGGGGCACTACACAGAGAGAACAGAAAGAAGGACTTGAGTTCGATTACAACGACTATTCAGAAATAGAACGATATTGTGCCGGAAAGATAGGTTGGTTTGCATCGCCGTGGGATATTGCGAGTGTTAAGTTTTTACAAAGGTTTAACCCGCCTTTTATAAAGATTGCTTCAGCCATGCTGACTAACAAGAAATTTGTAATGGAATGCTATAAGACCAAGATACCTTTAATTGTTTCAACCGGCATGTGTACGATGGAAATGATAAAGGAATATGTATGGCCGATTTTAGAGAACGTCTACTGTCTGATGCATTGTACGTCTACATATCCAAGTAAAGATGAAGAACTTAACCTAAAATGTATTCAGACCTTAAAAGAAGAATTCCCGTCTGTAAAGATAGGCTATTCATCTCATCATCCTGGAGTAGCATTTATCCCGGTTGCAATTGCTCTCGGTGCGGAAATGGTAGAAGTGCATATAACATTAGACCGGGCAATGTATGGTTCAGATCAGGCAGCATCAATTGAACCTGAAGGGATCTTTAAGTTAGCCAAATACGCCAAAGGTGTCAGCAAAGCATTGGGTGATGGAATTAAACGAATCACACCGGCTGAAGAGATTATCTTAAAAAAACTGAGAGCAGCATGATAATTTACGTCGATATAGACAATACAATCTGTTCGCATGAAGAGGATTATTCTAAGGCGATTCCTTTTCACGATATGATTGATAAGGTTAATAAACTTTCAGAAGAACATACCATCGTTTACTGGACAGCACGAGGTGCTACAACCGGAATTGATTGGACTGAAGTAACAGAGCAGCAATTACAGAAATGGGGTTGCAAATATTCAGAACTCAAAATGGGTAAACCGCATTATGATTTATTCATCTGTGATAAATCAATAACACCGGAGGTATTATGACACCTATAACTTGTCCTGGCGGCTATGGTGTTCCTGTAGTAGCAGGGAACTTTACAATTAAACATATTTCATTTAGAAAGTCGGCAGACGGAACCGCATCAGTTGTAAGATTGTCAGATGACAGCACTATCGTTCCTGGTTCTAAATTCGGGAAATTTCCTTTAATAAAGACACCGCAACAAAGATTGGTAATTGATCTTTCTTTAGAAGCGGATACGGAAGGATATTGTGATTCTGATATTAATGTAAGGGTAACAAACGGTATTTCGCCTATAACTACTTCTAATATAGTTCCAGGGTCTTTGATGGTATATGTATGAGTATAATAACACAAGAAACCGGACAATTCACGGGATATACTCTCTCTGAATTACGGGCCTTGGTTTTACGAGGATTACGAGCATCAAATACGGCCCGTTATTCACCTACTCAGGGTACTGCTGATTACGATTGGATAGATGATGCTTTAAATCGTGGTATTGAAAAGTTTGTTTTAGAAACTAAATGTTTGCGAACTTATGCGATTATAGAACTTAAATCCAATTATCGTACTTATAGACTTCCTGAAGACTTTATCGACCTTATGGCAGTCTATTATTACGATTCAGCACTCTCTGACGGATATAGAGAGATTACTATAAAATCTATAGAAGAGATAAACGATTCAATTCCAGATTGGCGTACAGGGACAGGTGATCCAGAATTGTTCTATTTAGATAGAATGTTTGGGAATACCTGGACTTTCGGACTCTATCCTACGCCAGATACAGATGGCGATACAATTACATTTGATTCTGAATTCGGTGTAGTTGTTGAATGGGTTTGCCCTCTTTACACACTTACACAGGAAGTTGGCACAATCATCAGAATGACCGATACTGACGAGTTTTTCCTAAGTGCTGATTTAGGAACGGTAGCTGATATTAAGGATCTGGACGGAAATCTCTGGCTTGAATATTACCGATTACCTAAACTTCTTAATATGTCTACGCAGTATGTAGAAATACCGAAAGAATTCCAGAAAGCGCCGATATACTTTGCAATTCAAGACCTACTTTCAGAGAACCCCGAAGATAGTGTTGAATATAAACGGGCAATGCAATACGAGCAAAGATTCTATAGCGAAATAAAAAGATTTCTCGACACACGGAAGAAAGCACTCGCAGGACATAATTTGAGAGCAACAGCTAACGCCTGGGGTTGGTATAAGGGCATGGATTGGTATAATGTCGTATGACAACTGAAGTAATCACATTCGATAAAGCTGTTAATCGTAAGAAGTCACCGTTATTACTTGAAACAAATGAACTTTACGAAGCAAACGGATTCTCTTACGAAATAGATGGTGAACTTGCTACGCGCACAGAGCTGGAACAGGATATTGTTATTTATGCAGCAGGCACGATTCAGGGGTTCAACCGTGTAGATACATCTATCCTGGCAGTTGGAAAAAGACTGTGCTATGCAGGACAGGCTTATTTTAATTACGTATATCAAAGAGATATAACCGATTCTTCCTATACACAGATAGATATTCTGAATGGGAACATAAGGCCGAGTTTTGTTGACTATCAGGCTTTTACATTCTTGGTAGATGGTAAGTCAAAGAGAGCATATATAAATGAAAACGGTTATGAATGGGGTATAAACGCGCCTGTCTATGCTGTTTTTCAACAACTTGGCAGTGCAGGTAATTTAAACGGTTCATACAGTAGTGTGGTAACGTATGTGGTTAATTTTCCAAACGGTAAGGTTTATGAAACAGGGCCAAGTCCGGTCACGCTTGCTAATGTAACTAATCAGCAATTATTATGGTCGCAAATACCTATATGTGATTACGAAGGCACCGGACTTGAAATCTGGCGTAGGCTTTATAGAACTGTATCTGGTACTTATTATTTAGTCGCTACAATATATGATAATACTACTACAACATATACTGATAATACATCAGACGATACGTTACAATTAAATTCTGAGCTTTCTACTGAAGATTATATTGCACCACCTATAGACTGTACTGATATAGCATTACATCTACAAAGATTATTCATGATTAAAGGGAATACACTTTATTGGACTGAACCTTATATTCCTTTTGCGTATGCGTCTGACAGCAATGTTGTTGTATCAAGGGATGATGAAGACTTGGTTGCTTTATTTTCATGGGCGGATCAGCTTTACATAGTCTCTGCACAGAAATGGTATCGCTTACAGGGTTCTTCATCTGATACATGGTCGATTAAGCAAACATTCGCTGATAAGGGTTGTGTGAATAAAAATACTATCGTTGTTACAAGGTTTGGTTTCTTAGGACTTCATTATGATGGGATTTACCTGTTTGATGGTGCTACGAACCGTAATATAACAGAAGAGATTTTAGGCAAAGAATATTTTGACGGATTAGATACTTCGGTTCCATACGCAACATTCGACGGACGGAGATATTTTTTTTATTATGCATCCAGCGGAACGACTTTGGATAGTTGTCTGATTATAGATTTTTTACATTATCCAACAATAAGATGTTTTCATCTGGATTTTATAGCTACTTCTCATTTCCATTATAAAGAAACAGGTGCTAATTACTTCTGTAAGGATGGTTATGAATATACAGAAGGTGATGAGACAATTTCTGTAAGTATGAAAACAGGTGACAAGTCGTTTGGTGGTATTATTAAACAGAAAAACCTTGAATATTTATATTACGATATAAATACAGGTGGTGTGGATGTTACGGTTAACTTTTATGTAGACGGAACTAACACATATTCTTTAACTCTGAACACAGACAGCCGTGAACGGAAACGATCTGAGAAATTACCACATCTGCAAGGTTATAGATTCGCCATTGAAGTTACTTGTTCTGATGCTGCTGATCTGGTGATTTATGCACCGTGGGTAATTGAAGCAACATTATTTGGTGATTAAATGTCTACCGTACCATATCCATTATCATCACGTAATCTTGACGAACTCAAGACACAGATTTATGAGGTTTTACGGCAATTATATGAAGATCATATAGGTGGTGCTGATTTAGGTGATGTATTCGCTATTGTGGGCGACGTACTTACTCTGGTTTTAGCTTCAACTGGTGGTCTTACTAAAGTTTCAAACGAACTTGCGCTTTTATTGCAAAGTGCTGGTGGTTTAAATTCTACGGCAGATGGACTCACGATTAAACTTGCCGATGGTTCGTTATCGTTAAGTGCAAGTGGCCTTGCTGCGTCAGCTACAACTAAAGATCATGGAAGTCTTACAGGATTAGCGGATGACGACCATACACAATATTTATTGGTTGATGGCACAAGGGGGTTGACTGGTAATTGGGATGCAGGTTCGTTTGAGATACGAGCGCAGACCTTTGAGTCAGATGTTTCCACCGGAACTGCACCATTTACGGTTGCTTCCACAACCGTAGTAACGAATTTGAATGCAGATCAAGTAGATGGATATGACTTAACTCAGATACAAACAGATGCAACCGATGCAGCAATTCTTTGGGCAATAGTTTTAGGATAATATGGCTAATTCACTACAACAACTCGCACAGCAATCGGCAAGCAGCACGCCAACCAGCATGCTTTCTCCTGGGGCCGGAGAAACTCTTATCATCACAACAGTAGTCGTTGCAAATACCGGGGCAAGTGCTCGCACATTTTCCATTTACATTGACGACAACGGAACAACCTACACCGCTGCAACAGCACTTTATAAGGCTATTCCCATTGCGGCAAACACCACTTACGAACTAACAGTCAAATGGTTCATGAACGATGCGACAGGAAACCTGGCAATTGACCAGGATGCTGGAACCGATGTAACAATTACCATTTTCGGAGTTGTCCAAACATGAACATACTTCCTCCATTAATCGACTACACACGCGATCAACTTACTCGCGATTGGGATGTAGGTTCTTATAAAATAACCGCAGAGCAACTTGAATCCGACATTGCTACCGGCACAGCACCACTTATCATTGCATCAACGACAGTAGTTTCCAATCTCAATGTCGATCAGGTTGACGGTAAGGATAGTACTGATTTCTTTAATCTTGCTGGTCAAGCCGGGGGCCAAGTAGCTTACGGAGGAACCGCTGCCAGTAATACCTACAGATTACTTACAACATCACACGCCACGAAAGGAATCGGCAATCTAAGCGATACTCTATATATTGTGGAGGCAACTAAATACGTCGGAGTCAATCAAACCTCACCGACACGTCAACTTGAAGTAGTAGGGGATGCAAACTACAACAATCTTCTTTATGTAAAACAAACAGGATTAGGGGCGGCAATCGGAATAAACCGAACAGACGGCACATCAGGAATGTTGATTGCCGGTTCCAATGCGGTAAATTTTCTCTACGACGAAGATGGAGATTTTGCAGTCTCGAAACATAGCAAGGCTGCAATTGACTCAGGCAATGTCTCCGGGCTTTCCCGTTCTCTATACATCCTTGGTTCTAACGATTATGCAGGATTTGGCTCTCATTTTTATACATTAGTTCCGCCCGCACACCCGATTGACGTGTACAATGATCAAAACTCCTCAACATTGATACATACAGAAAACCCAAACACCGGCACTGGTGCATACGCAGGATTCATGGCCGATTCCGACACTTCACAACTTCGTGCTGTCTCATTCGGCTCTGGATTAGTCACAACACGTTACGGTGTTACATTGGCCAGTTTTTCTGAAATACAATCAAATTCAGGGAATGGACTATTAATAGGGACCGGCACAAATGATGCGCCGATAATCTTTGGAACAAATAGTCTTGAAGTTTTACGTATTACAGATACAGAGACTATATTCAACGATGCTTCAAATGACATGGATTTTCGTTTTGAAACGAATGGCGTTTCAAATGCATTTGTTATAAACGGTGGAAGTGATCAGATAGAACATAACACAGACACAGCTATTGCAGATGGAAAAAACGTAATTCTTAATACGACAACGGGTACTAAATTCGGAACAGCTACCACACAGAAACTTGCATTTTACAATTCTACTCCAGTAGTGCAACCAACAGCTTTGACTGGACAAGAAACAACGATAACATTTACAGAACCCGGAACTCCTGACTATGCATTACAGGATATGACAAACTCATCTCCATGGGGTTTTGCTGATGGAGATGAAGCAAGAACATTCGTCGGAGTAGTAGAGAACTTACAAGTTAGAGTAGATGAAATTGAAACAAAACTTCAATCATTAGGACTTTTAGCTTAAACATGGCCGATTATATTCTCGAACTCAAAATACAAGAGGCTTATATATCAATTACTCTTGAATATCTTCCCAAAGGACTTGGCTTGCCGGAAGGAGCAACTACTCAAGAGATTGTTGCGGCTGCGAAACAAGCATGTTATCAACTTTTATGGCGTAAATATGCTCTCGGAAAAGCCTTATCGAAATATCAAGCTGCTGACCAGGAAAAAGAAGCTGGTTATATTGAAGCACAACAGGCATTGAAAGATTAAAATGACCCCAGAAGATGCTTTGAAATTATTTATTAATCTTATCAACGACGATAGATTAAGATTTTTAAATCGACGTGAATTCACATTATTTGATCAAGCAATAAAAATATTAGAAGAAAAAATAAATGAAAATCACACTGGCGAAGTCAATAAGTGATCTTCTTGAATGTGTTCCTTTTGAAAGAGAAATCTATACTAAAGGACGGGAAACAACTAAGGTTGATAAGCTTCTGCATTTTCTGGAAGCACAACTTGAAAATCCATATTTCAGGTTTTGGATAGCCCGTGAAGAGGGGGATGTAATAGGTTATTTTGTAGCAATGATTTCGTTAATCCCAAAACATGAACGAATACATTTAATAAGAATGTATGCCAAGTCAGATAAGTTAAGAGAAGAACTATTAGATAAGGGCCGTGAATGGGCCAATGAATATAATATAAAAATAGTTCAAATGACAGTAACGAGTCATGTAAAAGCATTTCAGCGCAGGTGGAAATTTAAGCCCGTGTCGGTGAACATGGAAAGGAGGATATGATGAGTGCCGCAATAGCAGCAGCAGTACCGGTAATAAAAGCAGTTGGAACTTGGTTCGCGGCTAATTCTTCGTGGCTTGCGCCAGTTGCATCAGCGGGTGCTTCTATTTATTCAGCGAAGAAAACCGCCTCAGAGGCCAGCAAGCGGGCAGAAAAAGCAGATGCAACCTATAATGCAATGCGATTCCCTGAACCAACAGCCGTAGCAGCACAAGCTACACAGAATAGGGGTGCATTAGGTCAGGCACGAACAAGTTCTTACCAGAACCTTGCTAATAATTTAGCAGCACGCGGGTTCGGGCCGGGGTCAGGATTGATGGCAAGAGGTGGCAGGGCAATAGAAGGTGATTACTTAAAGTCGTTAGGTAATATGGCAACTGAACTTACTAAGTTTCAGAACACGCCTTTATATGCTCCACAGGTTACTTCTGTTCCAAGTGGCACTGAGGCTGCTTACGGTAAGGCAGGAAGTTTGCTCGATACAGCATCTGGTTATATGATGATGAGTAACCTTTTAAAGCCTAAAACCAGCACTCCAAAAACACCAGGAGTATTAGATGAAATTCCAAGGGATATTCTTACTGGAGAACCATTAACTTATAATAGTCCTTGGTTTGGCACATTAGGAGTATAATATGCCAGTTAATTTTCAGACATATCAAGCAGACAATAGTGATTGGCTACGTGGCGCACAATTAGCCCTGCAAGCACAGGGCATTAAAGACCGTAGCCAGCAGGATGCAATGCTTCGCAAGCTTCAGGAACAGCGGTTACAGCAGGGCGCTTTGCAGATGGAAGAGGCAAGGCGACTCATGGCCGAACGTGAACAGGAACGCAGTATTCTCTCTAATGTTGATCCGCGTGATCCGAATGCACTTGCCGCTGCACTATTACAAATCGGTTCACCTAAAGCGGCAGATGTTTATATGCAGGGGAAGAGAATTGCCGCTGAAGAAAAAGGTATGCAGTCACGTGAGAAGATAGCAGGCATTGAACAACAGACAAGACTTGCAGAAAGAAAAGCTCAACTAGAACGTATAAAACGTGCTGAAGAACTTGAAAAGTTAAAGTTTAACAACGCAAAACAACTTCTTAACCTGAAAAAAAATCAGAAAGGAAATCCTAAAAAAACCATAGATGATCTTAACAAGACCGTTCTTGAACTGCAAAAAGACTATGCTGAAATGAAACAGGTAGCACCTGAAGAAACCGGACTTCTAAGTGAGATAGAAAGCCAGATTGAATTCTACGATGCGCAACGCAAAAAGCTACAGAAGGGTGATACTAAAAGCATAGATGTGTCAAAGTTTAAAAAGCCTGAAGAAATAAAATCGGCGTATGATTCTGGAATGTTATCAGAACAGCAAGCTATTTTCTTGCTCAAAGAACAGTTTGGGATGAAATGAAAGCAATTGATTTTCTAAAACAAGATTCAGCGGAAGCATTTCTTAAAAGTTCTCCGGTAGAAAAACCAGTTGCTACCCCTGACTTTTCACAACCTATCCCAAAAGGGTTAGAAGAACCAGGATTAGTTCAACCTGTATATGATCCAATTGATACATTTATTGATGCTTTTACACTCGGTGGTCCTACGGTAGTAAAACAGCTAATCAAGCAGGGACCGAAGATTTTAGCCAAACAGGCGGCGAAAGAAGTAGCAACCGGCGCGGGTGTAGGTGCTGGAATGGCAATTGCCGATGAACTTGGTGGTGGGGAGATCACAAAGTTTTTGGCCGGATTAGGTGGAGGAACGATTACAAGCGCAGGAATCACCGCAGCGCGGCAAGGAATTATTCGCGCATTGTTGAAGAAAGGGGTTCCCAAAGATACAGTCGAATTACAAGCAGATAACTTAGTTCAAAAATATGTAAAAACATCACTTGAAACCGCCGACACAAACGAATCTGCTAAGGCATTGCGCCAGAAATATGAAAGATATTCTAAATTAATCTCTGAACATGAACGTCCTGGATATGAGCAGTGGTGGGAAGATGCATTAAGAATCAGGGAAATGAAACGACTTGGTAGCGCAATACCAATAGAGGGAAAACCTTTAAGAGCAGAAGAATATCTTGAAATAAAAACGCCACGGAAAGGATTTGAGAAAACAGCGCCAGACTTAGCACGACCAACAGCGCCTTATTTAGTTCAGCCTGCCGGACAGAATTTTATAGAACAGGCACAAGCATTAGTTAGCAGAACACCTGAAAAACTTGCAAAAGCAGTTGGTAAGCCCAAACAGATAGATACACTTCGGCAAATGGGCAAGAAAACAGAACGTGAACTTGTCGAGGGTATTGTTCAGGATGCAGTTGAACAGCCTAAAAAGTTAGCAGAGCTTGCTCGTTCTAAAGGAAAACTGAAACTTGCCGAACAATTGGAATCACAAGCAATTGAAAATGGCATGAAGATTAAAACAGCAGACGGTGAGATTGCCGATAATGCTGTTGATAGGGTATTACAACCACTAAGAGGGGAACGTGGTGCGATAACGATTCAGGAACCTAAAGCTAAGAAAATAGCTCGTGAAATGGCTGAAGACCCTGATATAAAAGCGGTATCAAGCCTTATCGGTAAAGAGAAAAAACCTACTGTGTTTGAAACACTTGCCAAAGCAAACCAGAAACTATTCGACCGTTTTGCGCCTATCAAGAAAGTCTCTAAGCAGGCATACGAAGAGGCGTTAACCTATTCATCACATAAAGACGCGATCAACGAAGGGTTAGAACGGCTGAAGGATTCAATGAAAAAAGTATCCGATCAGCCTGATTTATTCGGACAGTATATGTTGGCACATCGTGCCAAGACACGACTTGGCGCAGGAATTACCACCGCGATAACGGAAGGAAAAGCAGACCGGGCAATTAAAAAGATTGAAAAGATTTTCGTCGATAATGGTTATTCACTCAAAGACGTTCACGAAGCAAGAGATGCATTCCAGAAATGGACACATGACGAAATTCTAAAACCTATGCGTGATGCTAATATAATTTCTGATGAAGCATATAACGCAATTAAGGACAAGAACAAATGGTACATGACGTTCGACGTTCTGGACCACATGCCGGACGATTTAGATAAACTTCCTGTTCGTGGTGAATGGTTCAGTGTTGGCAAGAATAAAGTCATAATGCGAATGCGTGGCACTGAGAAGCAGATAGCGGAACCATTGGAAGCAACAATTCGCAAGATGATCCAGGCCCGGAATACAATAGCCCGCAACAACATAGCAAGTATGCTCGTTGAAACACCTGGTGTTGCACGTATAAGGGCTAATTCAATAAAAGAATTTAAGAGTCTTAAAAATGCAGTAGGGCCGGGATATGTACCGAAACGTGATGAAGATGTAATTCACCGATTGATAAATGGAAAGGCAGAAACTTATATAGTCGATAAGACCATAGCAGATGCGATGAAAAACCTTTCACCGAAATCCGCATTTAAATCTGTTATGGCAATTAACTCTGTTTTCAGGCAGGCTGCAACTACAGTCTATTTGCCGTTTACAATCTCTAATATGTTCCGTGATGCATTCATGGCATATACAACCGCACCTGTTTATAAAGCAACAAGACCGGATCAGTTTGCCGTCGATTGGGTTAAAGGTGCTTTAGAGGGTGTAAAACATGAATTCTTAGGTAAATCTAAACTTGCTAAAGAATACATAGAAAAAGGTGGCAGTTTCGGGTGGGTAGGGCATATACGGACTGCAAGAGATGGCAAGGCAATAGTTTTTAAGTCAAAGTCTGGTAAAGACGTTGTTGCCAATATAATCAAGTTTCCAAAACATATAAGAAACCTGCTTGAAAAGATAAGCAGTTCTGTTGAATTAGCGCCAAGACTCGGGGTATATGATCGTGCAATTAAACAAGGATTATCTAAACGTGAAGCAGCACTGTTGGCACGCAAATCTACAATCGACTTTAACAGGGGCGGTATAACCGTCAAGCAACTGAATCAATGGATACCATTTTTAAACGCACGAGTACAGGGGCGGCTTAATGTAGCGGAAGCATTAGGTGTTATGGGCGGCGGCACCACCGCACAACGATTAGCACGATTCAAGCAGACTGCACCGAAGATTTTCACAGCGGTTATAATTCCCGGAATGGCAACGTATGCCTATAATAGATATTACTATCCTGAACAGCACGACGATATTCCTGAATATATACGGCAGAATTATTATCCGATTATCATAGGTGAAGAAACAGGCCGAACAGGTGAAAAAGAGCCTAAATATTTGGTAATCCCGAAAGGTGATGTAGGTCAGGTTTTCTGGAATCCTTTTGAATATGCGTTGGATTCTGCATACGGCAGAGATAAAAGCGGTTTTAATAAATGGGCAATTAACTTTTTAAGTGACGTTTCACCAGTAGATTTCGCCAGGGAAGGACAGGTTTCACCATCTAAAATGCTGTCAAGTGTAAGCCCACCGTTTGTAAAAGCGGTAGTGGAACCGATAACAAACTACAATCTTTACAAAGGACGTGCTGTTGAACCTGACTGGATGCGACAGAAATATCCAGAAGAACTTAGAGCATATGATTGGACACCTGAATCTTATAAGGTTATCAGTCAGAAACTAAAAGATTATACCGGTTCGACAATATCGCCGCTTAAATTGCAGAATATTGCATCTAATCTGTTGGCAGGTTATGGCCGTGAAGGGTTAAGTATCCAAGCAATGATAGGAAGTCTCACAGGGCGCATTGTACGCACTCAAGGCGGCGAGATAAGGAACCGTGCCACCGAGACTATCAAGGACATGGAACAGGGCTATAAGACGGCAAGGGCGTTTGCGGAACAAGCCGTTCTAAGTGGTAACAGAAAAGAAGCAGCCGATATAATGAATGCATGGAATGCAAGTTTAGAACGTAATTTATCTGAATACAATAAAGAATTCAGCAAATATGATCTTCAAGACAGAGGTAAATTAAGACAGAGCTTGTTCTTTTCATTCAGGAAAAAGCTCAACGTAATGAAAAAGAAAAAAGATACCCGTTCTTATATAGAAAAAAAACTAAGGAAATAACATGGGTACAGTTATCAAAACAAAAATCGGTAAAGAAGACCTTGAAATAGCTTCTACTACCGCATATCCAACTACGTTCACACGAGTAACATCCACAGGTGGTAGTCAAACCTTAACCGAATTTCCCGATATATGGAAAACACATCGATCTACCTTAAATGCAATGTATCATGGTACAGATCGTGACTCCACCACGATAACCACCGCATTAGGCATACTCGGAACGGTTAACGCAAGAGCGTTGTATTTAGAGGCAGGAAGTTGGAATATAAACGCTAATGTAACCGTCCCTTCTAATATTACGCTGGTCTGTGAACCTGGCGCTGTTTTAGATACTTCCGGGGGGAAGTCAATCGCAATCAACGGTGGTCTGGTAGCAAGTCCTCATCAACAGATATTCGGCAGCAGTATAACAGTTACATTAAGTGCAAACATTTTAATGCGCTATCCGCAATGGTGGGGTGAAGCTGATATATTTGAGACTATTGCCGCAGACGATGCTACACCGTCAGTCCTTAAAAGCAATTGGTTCATTACTTCGGCAAATGCAGGGGCAACGGCAATTACTAATTTTGATAACGGGAATATAGGTCAGACTATTACCGTAATTGGTGGCTCAGATACTAATGCTTCGACAATAGCGTCAGGCACTTATATAAAAGCAAAGGCAGCATTTACAATTGGCGAAAACGATTCAATTTCCTTTGTCTTGAATCCAAGCAATATTTGGGTGGAAACAGGACGAAGTCAAATAGACAGTGGGCATGTGTACTAATGGGAACAGTATATAAAGCACTTGCAGGGAAACAAGACCTTGCACTATACGATGGCGATAATACAGCCAGGACTTTTGAACGGCTGACTTCAACAGGAAGTACGCAAACTCTTCGCAAATTCGATTGGATAGGTGTTGACGTACTCGCTGAATATGGAAGTTATACATCCTTTGCCGGGTCGGTTATCACAACGGCAATTGCAGGGGTTACAGCGGGAACGGTTACGCAGTTATGGTTGGCACCAGGGACGTGGACACTGGACGCTAACCTTACAATACCGGCAAATATAGTTCTTGAACTGGCACCTGGTGCTTCTTTTGATCTTGGCGCATATACATTAACAATTAACGGTAGTTTGCGTGCAGATCCAAATAGACAGATATTTGATATTTCTGGTGGTGGCACTGTAACCGGCACGCCTAAAATACAAGCTGTTTTCCCTGAATGGTTTGGTGCAAATGGTGATAAATCTGGTGACGATAGCGCAGCAGTTAATGCGGCGATTGTATTAGCAGATAATTTTATTCCGGTAATTTTCAGAGGTTGGTACGCAGTTGATTCACAAATAGTATTTCACCCTCATGGACATTATTATGCGCTTACTTCGCCAACAACTGCCACAGTAGCAGTAACTTCAGGATTATATAGTGATTCAGGTGCCACAACTTCCTTTACCTTAGATGGTGATGGCGCACTTAATCCCGGTTCTTCGTTTGGGTATGGTGCAAGGTTTGAGAATATTATATTTGAACGTGCCGACGATACGGGCAAAAACTTCTATATACGAGATGAAAAGAAAGCATATTTTTCAGGATGTGTATTTGCAAGAGGATCAATAGCACTTGAATTCGATTCTGGTGCTTCAGGGACTTGGTATAATACATTTAATGCATGTAGTTTTATAGGGGATAGTAGTGGTACAAATAGTTATATAGGTGTTAAATTTGTTTCAACTGGCGTTGCTAACCCTAATGAAAATTACTTTACAAACTGCAATTGGAATTATTTTGGTACAAATGTTTATTTAGATAAAGGCGGGCATAATGTTTTTACAGCTTGTGCATTTGAAAATGCATGGGAAATTAATATTCAGACAACAGCTAACGGAACATCAAACAGTGAATTTATAGGATGCCGTTGGGAATATAATATAGGAAGAAATTACGCTGCAGGTGGTAGACAGCTTCTAAATGCAGCAGAAGCAACACGTATATTCGGTGGAGATTGGGTTTCATCTGTATTGGCAACAACTGAATTTTTAGAAGATACAAGCACAAATGGAATTGCTATCATAGGAGATACTCTTGTTTCAGGTTATAGTAATAACTTTTCACGGGCACTTTATCTAAGGAGTGATACTAACCCGCAACTTTATCTTAATCAAGGTGGAACACAAGTTTATTCAATTGATGTACTTTCTAATAATTTTAGGATAAGGGATAATACTGCTGGCACGAACTTGATTAATTATATCAAATCAACCGGTGAAGTTGGTATTACCCCACCACTTGTAATCGGCGGTACTTCAGGGCCGACAATTAATGAATATGACGGTAATCCAGAGAATAATGTAACCGCAGATGCAGGAAGTATTTGTTTGAATACCACACCTGCCACAACTGAATATGCATTATATATAAAACGTACCGGAACTGGCAATACAGGGTGGGAAGGTGTTGGAACCGTAATACCATAAGGAGAGAACAATGAAACCATTAACCGCATTATTAGTAATCGTAATTGCAATGTTGGTAATCGTTGCGTCAAGTTGGGCTGAAATGCGCGATATTACAGTTACTTATGACTATGTGCCAACACAGGATGAAATTGACAAAGGAGTGGTTGTCGAAAAAGTACGATTGTATAAAAATGTATTTGCTAACCCCGTTTGCGAAGCACCATATACGGAAGAACATACATTCGATTGCAGCATATCATGCGATAAAGATGATATTGTATTAGTTGACGGTAATCGCCACTACAGAGCAACATTTACGGCAACGCTTGTAAGTACTTATGGTGATGAATCTTTAAAATCTGAACCATACACAGCGACAAGTTTAACTCCAGTACAAATCCCTTTACCGTCTGCCCCAATCTCTACGAATATCTTGATGCAATAATTGAAGAGTTAAGGGGCATTCGGAATGAATTACAGCATGGAAATCCAAATAAATGAAACCGCGATTATACAATCGACTTGAACAACGGAAAAAAGCCAACAATGATAATGAAAAAAGAAAGTATAACCCGGTTGGTTTAAATATTTCCATGACTATAATCAACAATTCTATAACGGCGTGGCACAAGGTTTTGCAAAGTCATATTGCAAAAGGGACAAATGACGAAATGTGTATAGCTAATACAATCATAAAGACACTCGAAGAAATTAAAAAAGATATTCACAAAGAAGTACATTCAAAGGTGGGGTAATGGGTATATTTAATAGAACTATACTGATTTTAGGGTTGATAGGTCTTGCTGGATGGTTGGCATATCTTGGCATAGATCCCGAGAAAATAGCGGTTATTTGTTCTGCTGTTTCTGCACCACTACTAACTTATATTGGTATCAAGGGATCTGGTAAGGTGCAATGAATGAATTATCTATCTTTCAATGGATTATTATTTTCTTCGGTGCGGGGGTCTTTATCACAGGTGCCAGAATATTAATGGTAGTTGGAGAAAAGCTAAAGGAGATAGATGTGGTTAAGGGATCTATCGAAGCACTAAAAGCCGAAACAAGAGAGTCTTTTAAGAACTTGAAAGATGATGTTGCTCTACGGGCTTTCTGCATATTACGCCACGACGAAATAGATAAACGATTCAAAACAGGTGATAAAAAATTTGAAAAATTAGACGAAAAGATTGATGCCTTGATAGGCATGGTAGCAAGGATAGATGAACGTACAGCCAAGTGGCCTAAAGAATAAATGTATGTACTGAAAATAGATCATGATAAATGCAAATTAAAATGCGTTACACATTGTGATTCTATAATTTGCGACTTTATGCGTAGATTCACAGGGGGAGAAATCTTTATAATCAGAAACTTAGAAAATCCTGAAGAACCAATAGAATATAAAATTTTAAGACTTAAAAAAGAATGTAAGCAGAATGCTATCTTCTTTTAACGTAACAAAAACTTTCTATATATTGTTCATAAATCATGAAGATATTTACTGTTCAACTTCTGTGAGTGTTAAATAAAAAGTTACAAATCCTGACTCATCTACAACTATGTTGAGATCATATTCAGGTGTATTGTATTGTGTTTCGTGGTGTAAATTGAAAAATAATATCCAGTTAATTAAAAACAAAAAAACACCAAGAATAAAAGTTATTGATAACCTCATAATCTACCCCTCCACCTAACCTAAATGTAGTTTGTTACCTTTCATAGTCCTCTCTGTTATATCAGTAAGTATTTCCTCAAATGAGGTCACATATTTTCTGTGTCCTGTCCATGTTTCGTCGAGCTTTTTCTGACTGTTCCTCTTTGCTGACTTAATTAATTTCCCTGTTTTCTTACTTATCTTGTCAGGATTTTTCAATTCATACCAAAATGTATGCCCCCTGAACCCCACGATGATATCGTTATATCCTGGTTCTGCTGACACACCAGGAAGTTTGCGTAAGTCTTCAACTATGTCTTTCTGGTTAGAGTCTACCTTTGCTCGGCGCATCATATCATCCTTATAATATTCACAATTAAGACAGTTTCTTGTATCACAATGAGTATTTGCATATTCACAATCCATTTCAACCATCCATTACACCAGACAAGCTGGTGAATTGTTTGTTATCCTTTCCTCATAAACCTACCAGTAACACAATGCTGGCATGCTTTTCCAACTACTCGCCAGTGTCCGTAGTCGCATAACTCTCATTCATCTATAGACGGCCTACGTGCACCTATAAAGAATAGAAGGTAGATTCCACACAAGACTATCCAGCCAACGATACCGACAGACCACCATCCCCACACCTCATACAGTACATCCATAATCAGAATAGTTACTATTCCACCGAGTATATATTTCATTGTTCTCCCTCCTTTATTGTTATTTATTTACCATCTTAATTAATCCGTCAAGAATATCTGGTTCACCAATGGTAAGAATTATCAAAATAAATACGCATATTATTGCTATGACGACAACATGATTATCATTCATTTCCATCTATCCTTATCTCGTTGGCTATAGAATCCATAATCTATTTTAAATGGATTCATGGTATCTTTCCTACCCCGACAATGTTGCAAGTCATGCTGCAAGGTGTCTTCCCTTCCCCTAAGCATTCGTATCTTGCAAGCCTTGGCAGGGTTGTATGGAACCCATACGCAACTTGTATAAATATCCAGCGTCTTATGTTCCGCGAAACATGCCTTTTGTAATGCCCACCAACTATCATATTCGATAATTTCTACCAATGGCGCTTGACGGTAGCCGAGGTCAGGGTGAATGTCTTTTGAGACAAAGGCACATCCTGATAACGATAGAAGTAATAGCATGGCTGTTGTTTTCATTCGCTCATCTTATCTTTTATCTCTCGGCAAGAAACCTCAATATAACGGTTATACGTGCCAAAATGTAACAATATTATTGTTTCGCCGTTGCATGTATTCTGTAAATCTTTCATTGCTGAAGCAGCCTTCTCACTATCTGAACATCCATAAGTTAGAACAACCAAAAAAAATAGTATAATTATGGTTTTCATGCTGGTATTAATTCCCCGTTTTTTGCTGTGTAATATATATCTTCTTTCAGACCATTCTTTCCTATGCATCCAGTTGCAAAACCAACACATTTATTTTCTGAATCATATTCAGCTATAGAAATCCATGTTCCGTTTTTACCTTTTGCCTTGGTATGTATTCCTGAACATGCAATCACAGAATTTTTTCCTTTAGTTTCTATCTGGGCATAGTTACCAGAAGAGCCTATCTTGGCAGAGTAACCAGAAGAGCCTATCTTGGCATAGTTACCAGAAGAGCCTATCTGGGCATAGTTACCAGAAGAGCCTATCTTGGCAGAGTAACCAGAAGAGCCTATCTGGGCATAGTTACCAGAAGAGCCTATCTTGGCATAGTCACCAGAAGAGCCTATCTGGGCATAGTAACCAGAAGAGCCTATCTGGGCATAGTCACCAGAAGAGCCTATCTGGGCAGAGTAACCAGAAGAGCCTATCTGGGCATAGTTACCAGAAGAGCCTATCTTGGCATAGTTACCAGAAGAGCCTATCTTGGCAGAGTAACCAGAAGAGCCTATCTTGGCAGAGTAACAAGAGAATTTACATTTATCAATAATCCACTTAACAGCATTTTCAATAAATTCAGAAATTGATAATTCTGCTTCTATTTTTATTTTAGCGGAAACTATTTTACTGTCTGAAATATGTTTTTCTATTTCTCCAGACTGCTTTACTATAGCATATCGACTATTAATATCGTAATAATTCCAGCAATCAAACGGATTCTCACAAGCATGGAACCCTGATTCGCATATCTTTATTGTTCCCTTGTGGGTATATGTTTTGCCTACTTCAAACTTAAATCCTTTGCATGACAAGTCTTTATCAAATGCTTTATACGTTGTCGGAAACTTTGCGAATTTTCCATTTTTATCTCTATACATTTTCTCCCCCTATATTATAGGTATATGGTGTTATGCTGCCTCCCATGCTGCAAGTGCATGTGTTAATTGAGTGCCCATATAAATAATTTCTTCGCCATAAGTTACTTGATAAAACCCACAAGCATTAAGAAATAATCGTAACCTTTTATCGTTTATAGTAGTAGAAGCGTACTCAAACCAATTATTCGCACGATATTCAAGAATATCTTGTGGATTAAGTTCCATTTTAACGCCGTGTCCCATTCTTCCCCCCTATCTGCTTTTTCCAATCAGGTTTAGGATATTCACCAGCCTGTCTACATTGCCCTGCTGCTATTTCGTATATGTTTAGTTCGTAGCAGCCTGAAGGACATTTATTATCTCGTATAGGGCAAGGTCTTTTGCAAGGTTTCTGTTTCACTTTTGTTTTAATGCTTCCGGGTTCACTGTTTGGGTTATAGTTTTAATAACCATATCTTCATAAAAAAAAGAATAACTACCTGTTTTAGCGATCCAATAACAACCATAAATAATTCCACCTGCCAATGTTATCCCACAAACAACAACAGCTATAAAACCGATATTCTTTAACCATGTTCGCATAATTCTCCTCCTTTGTTATATAGGTTATTCTTCCTCTATGCTCTATTCACGTAACATTTCTCGGATAATTTCTAAATCTCTAACTAATTTATTTTCACCACATATAGCTAATATATCTTCGGCAGCACTTATAAATTCTTCTGCATACTCAAAAGATTCTTGTTCATTAAGCAAACCAGAATTAAAAGAGACTCCAGCTTCTCCAAAAGAAACATCCAAATAAGCGGATGTTTTTCTTACATTGATTTTCATTCCATGAACCCCCTTCTCTGATTGTGGTGTTATTCTTCTATCCTATATTTACACCACGGATATTGACCGCCCATGTCAATTATTTTTCCTGAATCATGTAGTCGCTGTGCTGCGTTGGCACGTTTTTGGTTTTTTGTTGCCCAAAATATTGTAAACCCACCATGCTCTCTAATCTGACGTAATACATGCTGTTCTTGCCCATCTCTTGTGCGGAGATCAAGATTGTATGACTCGGATTCTTGATTAATACAGACAATAGTATTCCCCATTTTTATGCAAGTCATTCACTATATTCCATATAGGTTATTCTTCCTCTATCCTGGAATAATATTTCTATTTATATCCAAAAAACAACCAGTTTAATCTTTTTAAAAATGATGCTTTTCGAATGTTTCTTAATTCTTCTTGTGCTAAAAAAAACATTTTTTGTGCTGAATTAAGACTTTCTTCCATGTTGTTCCATGCTTCATACATTAACCCTAATATTTTTTGTGATTTTTCTGGTATTCCTACAATTATATCAGTTTTGTCTGATGGCCTTATGAAACGTCTACCATGAATCAGCTCTCTGAAAGTTTCTTGTTCATAAAGAACATCATTTATTAAAATTGGCATGTGTGATGGGGTCATGTGTAATATCTCCACTGGATCACGGTTAGTCTCAAAGAACTTTATGTCTTCTATTACTATCATTCCCTAAACCCCTTTCTCGGATTACGCTCTGATTGTGGTGTTATTAGTTTTCTTCCCAATATTTTTCGATCATGTCACAAATATTATCTCTTGCTGGTTTAGTTAATTCTATCAGACAATTTGATGGGATATCACCATTGACCTCTACAATATAATTATTAAGGTCTTCAATAATCTGACCATAAAACCATCCTTCTTTAAAAAACTGGTCGCGTATGCTCAAACAATCATGACATATTTTGAAAGTCTCTGCCCGACCATCCCATATACCAAATTCTCTTGAGTATTTTTCTCCAACGTGAATAATTCTATTACATTCAGAACAAGTATGAATTTTTTTAGCTACCGGGCTTGTTTCTGAATGAAAATCAGCATTGTCACAATCACCAACATATACCGTGCATGAACAATCCATTATATTTTTCCCCAACAATAGGCACGAATAGCAAGCACAACCCAATCACGGTCAGCTTCCATTGTGAATTTTGAGTCAAGTCCTATCTTAACTTCTATTTCTTGCGCTACCTTATAAGATAAGTCCCTTTTCCCTGACTTGAACATTGACCACATAGCCGGGGAAAGCCCTATATATTTAGCAATTTCTGTATCTTTTAATTTCTTCAAATATGATTTGTCTTGGTTAGGGTTTATCTTTATAAATGGGATATTTTTATTGTAAGCGTCGGGGATTGCTTTTATTAATCCTCGCTCAATTCTTCTCATTTCTGATGGTTCTATAAAAGCTAAAATTTTAGCACGAAAAGATTTTTTTCCATATTTGTTGTACTCATCCTGCATGATAATATTAGAGTGATCGTTATGTTTAAGAGAGCTAAAGTGTGTTGACAACCTTCTTTTAATGTTGACTGTAGAGCCTATATATTTTCTTCCATTGCCTATATTCTCTATTTCATAAACACATGCAGTTTTATTCTTCACTCTTTGAATCCTTTTCGTGGGTTTCTCTCAGATTGTGGCGTAATTAACGGCCTCATTGACTCGTAATCAACTAACCAGATATTTGCCAGTTTCCGGGCCTTAACCTTTCCACGTTCGATCCAAGCCCGTACAGCAGCCCTTGTGCAACCGCAAATCTTAGCTGCTTCCTCTACCGTTATTTCTGCGTTTCGTGTTTCCATGGTGGTATATTATACGATAGAAACTACTTTGTCAAATATTTTTACAAAATAATATTTTTTCCTTGCAAGGCGTGTTGAGATGGTATAAGGTATATTCATGAGGGGGCAAATCTCTGCTGCCCACAACCTTAATGGGGGAGAATTATGATACTTTGTTTTACTTTATCAATGCCGAATGTTGGTTCTTGGAATGGAAAATGGACAGGAGCAAATAATTTATATGCCAGAATAATTAACTTTGGCAAAAGCAAAAAGGCAACAGGAAAAGCACAAAAAATTCTTGATAAAGGATATTATCATTATAATTTTGGAGATGGATGGTCTGCTGGAATAACTATCAAACAAGTTGATGCTAAAGAAGCAAATAAAATACGTAGGGCAAGTAAAGGATTTTGTGGGTATGATTGGATGATTGATTCAATAAGAGAACATGGAATAATTAAAACGTAAGAAACAGCACAACCTTAATGGGGAGAGAATTATGAAAAAATGGCCTAAAAAAGACTACGGCCCAGGTGATCCTGAAACCTGGCCTCCATATTCAGGGCATCCACTCGACCCACGCTACAAGCCAACACAAGAAGAATGGGAGGAAGACAACCCTGAATATGATCCTGTACCGTGGGAAGACGATCTATTTATAGCAGGGGATAAATAATGAGAATTTCATTTAAAAAGCAACCACGCGAAACTGGACTTGCCAATGCAGCAAATCCGTGGCCAACTACAGATATCAAGGTAAATAAGAAAATTGTCGGTCATATTAAACCACCAACATGGATGAGTGATAATAAAAGGTGGGAAATCAACATTTCTATAGAAGGTAGCGAACCAAATAACCCCAACTGTTCTTGGCGCTGGATAAGCCCGAAATACAAACCAGACAATGAATCAGAAGGACGCGAATGGGTAAAGAAACACCTTGAAAATTTTCTTACAAAGAATAATTTACAACTTCATTATTTTGACGATTAATAATTATCAATTTTACCATGAGAGTAGGAGGTTGTGAGAAAACAGTGTGTAATGATAATAACAATGAGAAACCCTTGGCGTCTTATGCTCGAGTCGCAAGTAGGAAGATTATCCTTATGCATCCGGAACTGTCTATCATAACACGCGCACTTCTATTCTCATGGTAAAGAGGATAAAACTACTTGACATACTATAACCATAGGGGGAGATATGAGAGACTTAACAAAACTTCTACAGAAAGTAGCTACCAAACTATACAATGAAGGTACAGTAATTTTTGAGCAGGATGTATATATATTTGAAACAGGTGATTGTTTTAAGTTTAGGGTAGAACGTGAATATGTCAACGATATGTTAACCAAAAATGGTGCCGAAATACTCGCAGAAGAAAAGCGAGAAAAACGCATAATGGATGTAATGGGGGAATGAATATGGAAAACGAATTACCAGCAGTACAGGGGAATAATTCTTTTTTGCAGATGGTTGAACGTCTTTCTATAAATCCTGACGTTGACGTTGAAAAGATACGTCAGATAATGGAAATGCAGGAGCATATTCTTGATAGAAATGCAAAACAAGCATTCAATGCGGCAATGGTTCGAGCGCAAAGCAAAATGCCTATTGTGCCAAGAGATAAATTAAACTCACAGACTCAAAGCAAATATTCAAAATACGAAACTATTCTAAAACTTTGCAAGCCAATTTATACAGAAGAAGGATTCTCTGTTATGTTCCATGAAGGTGATGCAAAGAAAGAAGATGAGATTCGTATAATTGCAGAAGTTATGCACGAAGAAGGCCACACCAAGACTGTCTGGACAGATGTTCCACTTGACATTTCAGGTATCAAGGGTCAGGTAAACAAAACAAAAACCCATGCCAAGGGAAGTAGTATTCAATATGGGCGTAGTTATTTGATGAAACAGATTTTTAATATTCCTTCTGGCGACGATGACGACGGCAATTTAGCCGGAACAGATATTATTACCGAAGAACAATCAAATGAATTATATGCATTGATTGACGAACATAATCTAAACCATGATGGTCAATATCTTAAACGATTTCTTGAATATATGAAAGTGGATTGTATTGAAGAAATTCCAGTAAAATTATATCCAAAGGCAAAAGCAGCGATCATGTCAGCAATCAAGAAGGTATCGAAATGAAACAAACATTCTATGATTGCGAACAGGGTAGCGAAGAATGGTTTGAGCTTCGCAGAGGCATTGTTACAGCTTCCATGTTTGATGCTGTAATGGCTAAAGGCCGTGGCAATAGTGAATCATTAACACGGCGCAAATATATGCTTACACTCATTGGCGAACGCTTAACTGGTGAGACTCAAGACAGTTATACAAACGCTCACATGGAACGTGGTAAAATAATGGAAGCCGAAGCAAGAGAATTATATTCAATGGTTTCCAGAAACGAAGTTAAGCAGATTGGTTTTATAAAATTTGGTGACGACATAGGAGCAAGCCCTGATGGAATAATAATGAAAGATGGTTGTCTTGAAATAAAAACAAAACTGCCACATTTACATCTTGATTGTTTATTGCGTGATGAAGTGCCAAGTGAACACATTAAACAGATTCAAGGGCAGTTATGGGTTGCAGATAGACAGTGGTGCGATTTTGTAAGTTATTGGCCGAGTTTGCCTATCTTTATTAAAAGAATTGAACGAGATAACGAACATATAAGAAAAATATCTAATTATGTTTCTAATTTTTTGCAACAAATGTACGAATTAATGGATAAAATAAGTGGCTGAAATATATCTTAATTACTAATTAAATACTAATTAATACTAATTTAGTATATGGCTGAAATATATCTCCGCAGACGTGGCAAACTCCTTGAACCTGCTGACTCGAGAAGTGAGGAAGTAGTATGAAATGGTCAGAAAAAGACATAAGAATTTTGAGGAAATTTTATCTAAAAAATGGCTGGAGAATAGTATATGACTTGCTCGAGAATAAAAGAAGTCAGGCAGCAATAATATCGAAAGCTTTTAAATTAGGCTTACGATCTACTTTTCAGCAAAATAAAAAGCATGAATATGTCGGGACAAGAACTTACCGTGCATGGTATTCAGCTATTCAAAGATGTATAAATGAGAACCATCCTTATTTTTATCTATATGGTGGTTTAGGTATAGGGTTTTATGCTCCTTGGAAAGATTTTAGAATATTTTTAAGAGACATGGGGCAAGCGCCATCTGAAAAACATCAAATAGATAGAATTGATTCAACTAAAGATTATGAACCTAATAATTGCCGGTGGGCGACACCATCACAACAATGTGCTAATAGAAAGTTTATATCAAAAACTGGATATAAAGGAGTAATAAAAACCAAATATGGTAAATATGTAGCAAGGATAGGATATAAAAAGAAAAAACTTCATATTGGCACATATCATTCTAGTTTATTAGCAGCCATGCAGTATGATAAAAAAGCGACTGAGTTATATGGTCCTTATGCAATGACTAATGAAAAAATGGGACTATTGTAAATATATGGCTACTATTTTTTTGCAAAAAAGGGGAAGATATTTAGAACCTGCCGACCAATCAAGCGAAGAGATTGTTAAAAAACTTCCTGCCACTAAAGCATTAAAATGCAAATTTTCTGTCGTCAGAAATTTATCCTTCCATAAAAAGGGCATGGTACTTTTTCAAACAATGTTTGATATGCAAGAACATTTTGATGCATTCGATCCTTTTAGAAAATGGCTTACAGCAAAGGCAGGATTCTGCAAAATATATACAGCACCAAATGGCTATACATTATTTGAAGCAGAATCTTTAGCATTTGATTCAATGGATGACTTACGTTTCCAACAAGTTTACAATGCGGTTATAGATACATTTATTGCCGAATTTCCAAGTATTTCAAAACAACAGTTAACAGAGATTCTTGAGTTTGCAGAATAGCACAAACAGCTAAAACAGGAATGAAGACTTGGCAGAGTAATATGTTTGGCTCATTAAGTGGCGCGCTCTGGAATTAACATTATGTAAGTAGCAGCATTTATCTTGCCGGTCTTCAGGTTAAACTATGAGATATAAAAAAACCTGGTATCGTTGTAAATGCGGAGAAGAGGCAGAAATATATCTTGATCATGAATGGTATATTTGTCCGTCATGCAAACGCCGTGGACGCTGGATGAAAATAGAGGAAAGCACACAATGGAACAACCAAGAGAAAAACGTGTCAGACTAAAGGGTAAAAAACTATATGACCTTTACGAAGATGTTTTTGAACGTGATAACTGGAAATGTCAAGGGGAGAACTGTCCAGGTTATTGGCCTCTTGACAAGGCACCACACCATATCATATTCAAGAGCCAAGGTGGGCCAGATACAGAAGAAAACCTGATAACTTTGTGCATGTACTGCCATAGCAAAAAGCATGGTGTTAATTTAGTTAAATAATTTCACTACTATAATCAGAGCAGAGATGAAAATAATAATAGGTATTCATATTACATTTGATCTGGATGAAGTTAAGCAGAAATTTATATGGCAACCTTGCCAGCGATTAAAAGAGTGTCTTAAAATAGACTGTTGGATAGAAAAAAAGACCGATGATAATTCTTGTGTCCGGGGCGACAAGGACAGTCAAAAAATTACAGAATAATAAACATTTAGGTAAGTTAAAAACACCACAAGACGGAAATTCTTTACCGAATAATGGAATATGGGCGGCAGACAATGCAGCTTATTCTAATTGGGATGAAACGAAGTTTAAACAATTACTTAATAAAATATATGCTCACCATAACAAGCCAGTTTTTGTGGCATGCCCTGATGTGGTTGGTAATGCAAAAAAAACTTTATGTTGTTTTGAAGAGTGGGAGCCATATATACATGAACTCAGATTAAATGTAGCTTTAGTCTTACAGAACGGCCAAGAAGGAATAGGTATTCCTTGGCATTTAATAGAGGCAATTTTTATCGGGGGCGACGATGAATTTAAACTCGGTGGATGGGTTAAATATATTGTCCCTGTAGCGAAAGAACGAGGCAAATGGGTACACATGGGCAGAGTAAATTCACTTTGTAGAGTAAAATATGCTTATGATATTGGTTGCAACTCAATAGATGGTTCGCAGTTTTCTATGTTTTCTGATACTTATTTGCCTAAATATTTAAGATTCCTTGATTTTCTCGACAGACAAGGAAGATTATTTTAAAATGAACAGAGAAGATATGTTTTGGCTTATAGTTGGAATCATTATGTTAATATATTTTTTTGTTGGTTTATGGTGGGTATATTTCGATGATGATAATGAAGATGGCGGTTTTGGGACATAAAAACACTACTATACCCATAGCAGAGATAATTCTTGCAAAACCCAACAACCATGTTAAAATAATACACGCTAAGATCCGGGCTGGCATCCGGGGAGCTAACACAAGGACAGAGAATGGGATGATACCAAAAATTAAATAGGCTTTATGAACGGGGCCAACAGAGAATAAGCACCCATTCGCTTGTCCGCTCTGCCGTTCATAAAGCCTATTTTGCGTTTGGGTACTGAAAATGGGTAAGCCACCTGCATTTCAATTTTATGTCAGAGATTGGCTTAGTGATCCATCTTTAAAACAAGTTGAATTTTCGACCAAGGGAATTTGGATTGATTTTTTATGTTATTTATGGGAGTCAGAAACAAAAGGAGAACTACAATCTGGGAAAAAAGAATTTTGCAGAATGATAGGATGTTCTATAGACGAATTTGAACAATTTTTATCTGATGCTAATAAAACATCTTTTTGTGACATTTCCGTTACTGATAACGGTATAATAACGGTTCGTAACAGAAGGATGCACAGAGACGAAAAACAACGTAAAAACAACAGAGAACGTCAACAGAGGTTTAGAGAAAAACCAAAAAATAACAAAAAAGTAACGCTCTATTCTTCATCTTCTTCTTCAGATATTATAAATAATATCTTTATATATTGGCAGGAAGTACATAAACACAAAAGAGCAAAACTCGACACCAACCGTCAAAAAAAAATAGCAGCCAGATTAAAAGATGGATACACAGAAGAGGAAATAAAAGATGCTATTGACGGATGCAAGCTTTCACCTCACCACATGGGGAAAAATGACAGTGGAACAGTTTATGATGACATTGAATTAATTTGCCGCGACGCGAAGCATATTGATCTTTTTAGAAAATGTAAAGAAAAGGCAATAGTAGAAAAATGGTGAATATAAGTGAGATTGAAAGAACTTTTGTGGGGGGGATTATCCTTGATCCAGACAAATTAGTCCATGTTAATATAAAAGCGGAAGATTTTGCCCTCGATAATACACGAAAGGCTTTTGTTGAAATAAGAAAACTTTGGGAAGAGAAACAACCTGTAGATTTATACGAATTATCAAAGTCAGGCCTTGATGTAAAATGGTTGTCTGGACTCACAGACATAGGAAGTCCGGCAAGGGTGAAATATTTATCTCGAGAGATTTCAACCGAGGCCAAAAAGCGGAGGATACTCACAAAATTAAAAAAGATTGAAAAAGATTCTGAATATTATGATGCAAAAACGATGTTATCTGACATATTGGATTTATATAATGCTGAAAATAAAGACGATATAAAAGATTCATCTATACAGGCCGTTGTTAAGAGATATGAAGAATTTCAAAAAGAAAATCGTCGTCGTGGGAATATAGGAATTGATACTGGATTCGATTTTTTTAGGAAGAAGTATATTTACTATGTCCCCGGTCATGTTTGGGCTATTGGCGGTTATACGAGTGTTGGCAAGTCAGCAAGCATGATTGAGATGATTGAAAGACTTCCTGACAGTGCAAAGTCTTGTGTAATTTCTACAGAGATGACACGAGAACAAATAGTTGCGAGGATACTATCAAGAAAAACAGGATTTGAAACCTATGTATTGCTTTCTGGTGGACTCCATGACCAACGCCTTGAGGATGAAGACAGGGCAAAGAAGGATCTTCTATCTAAAAAATTGGATGTTTTTGAAGATGTTTATTTTCTTGACGATATTGTTTCTATGCTTAGGATGAAACATCTACAGGGTGGATTAAATGTGGCATGGGTAGATTATATTCAAAACTGCAAGGTCAAGGGTGCCAAGAATGAATATCAAGCAATGGGGATGATTGCTAAAACAATGCAACAGACAGCAAAAGAACTTCGCTGTACTATTATTCTTTTCAGCCAGGTTGGGAATGCAGCCGCAAAAGAAGATAGCGGATTGCTTGAATTTAAAGGTGCTGGAGATATAGCCGCTGTAGCTGATCTCGGTATATGGTTAACAAGAAGTCCTGATAATAAAGAAAATTTATTGTGGGACTTTAGAAAAAACAGGCATGGGCGTACAGGATCGCAAGTGCTTCGCTTCACAGATGGGTGGACACGACTTCAAGAAATTGACTCGGTAAAAAACAAATGAACGAATTTAATTTAAAAATTAGAGAAAGATTTTGTGATAAACTGGTTAATTCTTTTGGGGAAATAGAGTGTACCATAGAAGAAGCAGAGAAGTTTATTTGTGCATGTATTAAATCATATTCTGGTTGGTTTTATTCGATGTCAGAAGACTTTACTCTGTTATCTTTTGTTATTAGAAGATCTAAGGGTAAAATAAAAGAAAAAGCAGACAGCAAGGCAGAGATAATATTTTGCAATATCTTATATAAAAACAATATAAAGTTTGAGTTTCAGAAGAAAATTGGTCCATATAAAGTTGATTATTTATTTGATAATAATATAATTTTAGAATGTGATGGTCCGCATCATACCCACCCTGTTCAGGTACAGCATGATAAAATGCGTGATTCATATATAGAGAAAAAAGGATATAAAATATTAAGATGTGATTGGGATATGGTCGCAGCAATGACAGATGATGTTATAGAATTGTTGCAGAATTATATTTCAAACAATTACACTAGCATATCAGAACACAACGACACAGAAAACCAATAAGGGGTAATAATGTACGAACCAACAAGCAAAGAACGCACCTGCACTAAGCATGGTAAAAAGTATAACGTGGGTTATTTCTGTCCACATTGCGCGCCTAATATCGGTTGTTATACCGACAAGGAATACGAAGCACAACGCAATTCTTGCATCCCTGATGCTATATTACGAGCTAATGAACGCATAAAGAAAGGCCGGAATGCAAAAGGAAAGTTTTGTGGCAAGCAGGAATTTAGTAAAGTATTTTTAGAAGAAATGGACAGGATTGTTAAAGAGAGAGGGATTTAACGCAGAATTAACTTGCGAGCCAAGGCGATAATTGAGGCCCGCATATACTCCGAGTCAGGTTGAAGGTTTTGTTAGCGAAAAATTTTACAATTTGGAGGCCGCAATGCACAAAGTGGGCGAAAGAGTTGGCGCGAAGGAGCCGCAGATGAGGCGGCATAACGGTTGAGTTGTGGCGTCCGCGCCACTGACCTTGCAGAAAAACCGGGCGGCTAAACGCGGTCGCCACGAATGATTGGTTAAACCGCGTGAAAATAGGAGGTATTTATGGATCTACAATGTAGTGAAGCACGGTTCTTGAATGATATCGCAGAGCATAAGATGGAGATCGTCCGTGATGATGGGCTTTACCGCCATGTCAGATTTCGGTGCAATGGTTCCTATTGCATGGGGTTCGACCTTGTGACCTGGCCAGGATTTCTTTGCTTCTGTGGTGATATGGGCGAGTTTGTTTTCAGCCGGGCGGCGGATATGTTCAGCTTCTTCCGGGGAAGCGGCCACCGCAACAATAAGCACCCTACCCTGGCCGTGAATTTTGGATACTGGGCTGAAAAGTGCAAAGCGGTTGATAAGTCGGATGGCATTAGAAAATATGACCCTGGTAAATTCCGAGAAGTGATTACCGAAATCTTGAACGACGACGAAGACGTCACCGATGAACTGCGCCAGGTTGTTGAAGATGAAGTCCTTTGGGCTGCCGACGATGGGCCACATGCTGCCCATGCTGCCGCCAATGACTTTGAATGGAATGGCAAGATGTATTTCCAGGATTTCTGGGAACACAGCCTTGAGGTATACACCTATCGTTTCCTCTGGTGCTGCTACGCTATGGCCTGGGGGATTGCAGAATACGACAAGGGAAAGTCAGCGGTTTAACGTCGTTTTTGAGCCGCTGGCCAAAGACGAAACAATAAAAACGCCGATATTCTTCCAGTCGGCTCGAAAAACCTGGTTAGGTGAGTAAATGGCTGAATTGATTGTAACACCAGAAGAGGAAGCGGCCGCATCATATATTGATTGGTCTGATGAATCATTGGGAAAGATGGTTAAGATGATTGGCCTTTTGATGAATGACGAATACGGCAAAGATGCCGCCTGGGTTTCAATGGCTGCACATTTGCTTGTGGATTTTTCTCGGAAAACGAATAGCACCAATACCAGCGTCAAAGTTTCTGGGTGTACCAAGAATGATGAACCAATTGGTGACTGGGAAATTCGGATTCGTAAAATATCCACCTAACTATATTATTATCTCGCAGCAAAGAGGATAATATTATGCCAAAAGTGATAACTATTAAGTCACCGGACGGAATAGAATATACCATAAAAGAACTTGCTGACAAGTTTGGTATATCGCCAAAGACTATCCGGGCCCGGTATAACAGGGGATGTTCCTGGAAAGAGTTTATAGAACCTTACAAGCCGTCGACGTTTCTTATTAAAGACCCAAACGGCCAAGAATGGACTATGGACGAAATAGCCAAGGAATACGGTTTAGTTGCTCGTACTGTACGTCGGCGGATAAAAGACGGCTGGAAATGGGACCAGATAATATCACCGGCAAATAACGTGCGAAGTGAGGCGGCTAAAAAAAGATATAAACCGTTTGCCAACTTAAAGTCAGATCCATACATGACACCGCAGGAACACTGGCAAGCTGAATTATTAGCAAGAGTGGAAATGGTAAAGGATGGGAGAATATGAAGACAGAAATAGGCAACAAGCTTCGTGCAAAACTTAAAGAAGTATCCAAAGGTGAACCTGAAACATGGGGATTTGTGGCTATGTTTATGGATATGATAGCCGAAGCAGAAAAAGACAATAAAGAGCCAACAGGACAACCAGAATGGATAAAAGTAAGTGATAGGTTGCCGGAAGATGGGCAAATGGTTTTAACTTGGAATGGTTATCAAAGAACTATAGATCGATTTAGGGAAGGAATAAGTGAAAACTTTGTTATGTCTAAAATGGTAGCGCAAATGAGTGGAGAAGATATACCAACAGAACCTACCCACTGGCAACCACTTCCAGAACCACCAAAAGAATAAGGGAGGCCGTAACCTCCCCGTGTTTTAATCCTATTCAAAAGAATATGTTTATTTTTTCCGTGGTTTCGGGTTGCATTCTCTATCATACACAAACCTATATTTATTATTATGACAGAATGAAACCAATTTTGCCCCATTTTCCTTTAAACTTCTTGCTGCTTGTTCATCTGTTGGGTTTAGTTTGCACATGAAAGGGCAATCAAACTTACCATGTGAAAATGTCATATTTTGGAAAATAGGATTTTTCATATCATCATTTGTTAGGCCAAATATTGTTGCTTTCATTCCATGTTTTGTATTAATAGCACCTTTGCAGAATCTTTCACAACTCATAATCAACCTCCCCATAGTTTATTTAATTTTATCGACCGCTTCTTCTATCAGTTTTGCCTGACTCTTTCCGAGTTTATGACTTAGTTTGACAAGTTTGGTTATCGTATCAGGATGCAGCCTGAATGAACGCATGAGTCTTTTTTGTTTTTTCATTTATCCCCCTATAGTTAAGTTTTGAATAGCAGATATAAACATATTAGCTACTTGAATAGCAAACCATGCAGCTATTAACGACGATATAGTCAGTATGAATAGTTCTTTCATGCTTCCCCCTGTGTTAAATTATAGCCTAATATAATAATAGTCTATGAATTATCGTTTTTTTGTGTAAATTCTTCTCCTAGCCGCTTGCAGCATGTTCGGCAAATATGTTTGTCGGCTGTTTCGCTCGGTTGTCTATCAAAATCAACACAAATTGGAGCAATCCAAAGGTTAAATATTGGTCTGGTTGCATCCGTAATTCCACAAATATTACAAGAAAATACTTTTTTGAAACTCATCATCTACCCCCTATTAAGTTAAATTATAGCCTATTTCGCTCCAGGTTGATCTGTATCGAACGAATTAATATAGTCCTGTATAACCTGGTGCAAGTCGTCGGCTCTTAAACTTAGCCACGTTGTCATAGTTTTCTGTATGTCTTTAATCGTCGCCTCCGTCCCTAACCTGATTCCATCGTTAAGGGCAGCAAGCTGCGCATCCCGGATAAGCTGTACCGTTTCCTGGATGCTGGCAATAGGATCAGGCTGGCTGAGTGTATCGGCTAAGTATTCACGGGCTATAGTGCTTTGTTGTTTACGCATGGTATCACCTATTCTTTGAATTTTTCAAGTGCATCATCAAAAGAGCCATTAAATATTGTTTTCATTTTTGGACCGTATCCTGACTTAACTTTTAGTTGTAATTTCCCATCTTTAAAGGTAATATAATATTGATATTCAGTGTCTGCATGAAAGTCATGGTTACGAGTAAAATATATATTGCCGCCGCCCTCATCTTTCCATGCTCTAATAATAGCAGCAGCAAAGTCCATGCTTTCAAAGCGGGGCAAAGTCCAGGCATAAGGCAATGCTTCTTTTAAGGTATTAACTACTCCATATTCACCTTGAGGGTATCCGTCACAGTGGCGGTAAATATAGAAAGTATCATATGCATCTTTAACTGAAATTGTGCTTCGTGTGCTCATGGTATCACCTATACAGTAGAGGTTATTAGAAATGGACAACAGTTGTTCTTACTTTGTCGCCAACGTTCATAATATTCACCTTTTTATTTCACCTTTGTTATAATTCCGTTTTCAATGATAGCTTGAGCATACCATCGATGTGGTTGCGGATAATGTGGTCCCTCTAATGTTACAGTGCCGTTTTCCGGCTCATTGCCGCCGAACGGCCCCGGCTGGAATATCCTAACTTTGGTACCGGCAGCAATAGCGTCTTTTAAAGCTTTTTTTGTCTTAAAATTAATTGTAGTATACATTGCAGTTTCCCCTTAATTTGGTATAAAGTTAAAATAGAATCTCGGCATATGTGTGAATTCAAGACTTCCCTTTATCCCAGTTTTGCGGTCTTTTACCGATACATAAGGTGATAGGAAACCAATAAATTCATATTTCGCCGTGGCCTGGGTTGTATCCATTACATCCGGATACTTTTTTGATAATTCGGTTCTTAGTTTTGTTTTTTCATCCATAATTAATACCTCCGCATAATAAAGTTATACATTTTTTTATTTGCTTCGTGTCGTTTTATCATTTGTTGCATATAATTTTTTCTATCGGTAACAGGTAATGCATGCCATACATTTTTTCTCATTCTCGAGATAACGTATTTAATGACTTGTCTATTACTTTGTGATATATGACATCTATCAACTATTCGGTTAATCATGGTATACCTCAGTGAATATTGAATACTACATCCTTTCCTAATCTCGGCAAGTGCCAACACATACCACAGGTGTCGCAATGTCCCGGACATTCGAGAGTGATAAAAGAATTCATTCGTTTTTCAGTACCATCCTGGCACCACGCGACAGGGAAACCAAACTTGTTTTCAGGCATATCCATAGACGGGAACATACTAAAGACAATTGTCAAATTATCCATTTTATCAGCTTGCCTATAATCGAGATTATGCATTTTAGTGAAAGCTAGAAATTTAGTATAAGGACAGGCGCTGGCAATCATAATCATATGGTTTAAATAATCTTGATTTAAAATGTCTCCTGCTACATGCCATCGGAAAAATCTCGGCTTCTTTGTTTCGCAATACTCACAAATATCCGACATATATGCGGTTAAATCAGTTTTAGCCAAACTATAGTTCTTATCCCATGCCTTTCGAACACTAGGATACATTTTATAACTTTTTAAAGCGTAACATTTATCCTTGCATGATTTGCAATTGCCACATGATTTGACAGGAGTCATTGACACATTAGGTATTTTACCGATTTTACTATTGCCATTCGATATGGTTACTCGTGACATAATTTTTTCCCCCTGTTAATGTTATGGTTAGTCAAGATTTTTATAGAATTCTTTGTCTGTCATTATTGACCGTAATGCCGTGTCGATATGTTCATCATTCAAATAATCATAAAGCGTATCACAAGCAAAGCTTGTTAATTGTGCCGTGTTAAACATATCCCACCGGATGCGTTTTTTTAAGTCATGGTATCGACCTAATTGTTTGACTTGTGCGATATGTTTCGGTATCTCTTCAGCATAAACAAAACATACCCTGTCAATTTCTGTTTTCATGTGGCTGTAGTGTTCTGGTTTTATTTTCATTTTTTTATCCTCCATTGAATTATTAAGTTAATCATAGTGTATTTACTTTATCGTCGTTTGTCAATACAAAATTAAGAGGGGATGAATTTTTTTTTGCCACATAATGTTTTTTTCTTTGCAACTTGTTAAAATAGTTAGTAATAAACATAAACATGGATTATACCATCCGTGGCGCTATCAAGCTGTTGACTGATTACAACCGGGACCGGGAAACGCAACCGAGCCGGAGGGATATTATTTGCAATGAGTTTATGTTATTCAGAGCAAGATCAAAAGCCCGGCAGCATAGGGATGCGTGGTATGAGCCAATATCATCTTATGAGAATAAAGGTCCGGCAGGAACACCCGGAAAAAGAATGACCCTCACCAAAGCAGTAGAATGCATGGTAGAGGGTATTTTTTTGGATGAACAGTAAAATGAAAATAGGTAAAAACAAGCTAAAAATGAATGACGGGAGTATAAGAACATTCAAAAGCGGAGAAGCACGTGATAAATTCGAAAGAGTAGCACAAGCAAAGAGACACGGATGGAAAGGACCAACAAAGAAGAAGAAAAGGAAGAAATAACCAAACCACTGTTATTAACACTAAATTGTCTATAAGGGGGAAAATAATGAACATTAAAACAGATACAATCAATGCTTATAAAGACTTTACAGCACCACTTACCATACCAGGAAAGATTATAACACTCTTCATAACAATACCATATCTTATTATAAGAATGATCTTTAACACACTGGTAACAGAAGAATGGCGCATATAACCTTTGATAGACGTAGACGGCCGATAGGAGATGGATAAACGGCAGTACCATTATTTGGGCAAACCAATAGAAAAAGGGAAGACATCATCCGCCCTTATAGTGACCAATACCGAGCGCAGCGCAGGTGTACAACATGCCCGGCACCATTACCCATAATGTTAGGCTTTCCCTAACAACCAAGCCAAGGCCAAAAATGGCGTATCCTGAATCATATCAATATCTTACAAAGAAATATAACATAATGGATATTATGCGACATTGTTTGATAGCAAGGGACACAGGGTGGCGAAAACTGCTGCATCGAACATGCTCCATTTCTGCTACACTACCTAACAACAAGGAATGCAATGGTGGGGGGCGAAACAGAGGCACCGACCTTGGGGCCCTACCCCTCCAGTATAGAGATATATCACCTTTAGAAACTCCACTTTTCAAAACGATTGTACAAGTAATTGTTACACCGTCAGCGACGTGTATACAAGTTAGCGCATTTTGAAGGTATTTAAGTGTTAGGTAACGAATTAATAGAAGCCTTAGATGAGTTAAAGTTAAGCCAGGCTGAATTTTCACGGAAGATAGATGTGAGCAAGAACACTGTAAGCAGTTGGGTAAATGGCAGGCATCCGATACCTAAGGTAGTTGAGTTATATTTAAGGTTGCGGTTAGAATTATTAAGATTATGCGATTAACCAAGACCTACGGTGAGATAAAGAAGGTAGGCAAGACGGGTGAAATACGGATAGGGAGGTATTGTGCAATAGCGGAAGGTGTGGTAGCGGTAATGGATGGTCACGATATATGTGAGCCTATCATGTTTCCGTTTAACGGTAGAGTCAAGCCTATGGGTGATGTGGTAATAGGCAATGATGTCTGGATAGGATATGGAGTAACGATATTAGGTGGTGTGACAATAGGAGATGGTGCGGTGGTAGGGGCAAGGAGTGTAGTAACAAAAGATGTGCCTCCTTATGCGGTTGTAGTGGGTAATCCTGCTGAAGTGAAGAAGTATAGGTTTGAAGAAGAGACTATTGAATATTTATTAAGGTACTGGGCTGGCGGCCTGGCTTTTTAACAGGAGAGGAGGGGGAATTATGATTGATTGGTGGGATATATCAAAGAGATTACGTAAAAAAATATTTGAACTGAAGCAGGATTATAAAATAGTTGGTTTTAGAACTGTCAAAGTTTCAGATCACATAATGATTTTTCTTATAAAGAATAGGTGAAGTATGGGTAAAAAAAAGACGGCAAGAGAAAAACAAGAAGATGTTTCAATGTTGGCAGCGCATATAAGAGAAAATTATATAAAGCGCGGCAGAGGTTGGACACAGATCAAAAGGGTACTTGAAACTCACATGAATCCTGGTCTTGAAACCACAACTCATCCGAGTGGTGTACACTATAATCCTACTGCTACAAAGAAACAAATGGAAAAACACCAAAAAAAAGAAACTGCTAAAATGAAAGTAAATCAATTACGACGCAGGTTGAGAAATAAATAATGAATGTAACGTGGCTGGCGGCAAAGCTCTCTCCCCCTCCTGTTTCCGGTGGCAGGTAAATTGTCGCACACCGGATTTATGAAAGCATACAACGACCATTTACAGGCTTTAAGCAGTATTGATTTTGAGCAGGTTGCTCGAATTACCGAACGGATAAGGACTTGTAAAGGCATAGTTTATTGGATGGGTAACGGTGGTAGCGCGGCGGATAGTCAGCACATGGCCGGTGAACTGATGGGTGTAGGGATTAAGAGTATTGCTTTAACGGATTCTTCGGTTTTAACGGCTACAGCTAACGATATTTGTTATGAAGACGTTTTTGCAGCGCAGATTGCCACGTTATGTACCGGGGATGATATTCTTATCGGTCTTACGACTTCAGGTAAAAGCCGGAATATAATCGATGGGTTCTTGGTAGCGGATGCTTTAGATGTTTTTACAATCGCTTTTACAGGCAGACAGCCGTTATATGTAGATGAATGCGTAAATATAGATTCAGATTCAACTCCGAGAATTCAGGAAGCGCATGAATTCATAGGACATTTGATTTATGAAGAAATTAAAGCCGAAAAAGATAGCTGAAATCCTGGGCGTTACAACTCAGACTATTCATTATCATAAACGAAAAGGTCATTTTAAACGACTTCCTGGTGGATATTACGACTTAGACGAAGTTAGAGAGAGTCTTATATTACACGGAAACAAAGACGGCTATGCAGCGACTAAGGCTGATAAGAACGAAGTCGCCTTACACTGGTCTGTAGAAAGTGCATCTGCTGCGGCTGATTTTGAGAAGAAACGTGCTGATATACTTTTATACGAACAGAGCAGTATTTTAAGAATTCAGAGAGAACTTCGAGCGAATTTAACCCCAAAAGCGATTAAAAAACTCTCAGAAAACGAGAAACTCAACTGGTATCGTACTTTAGGTGCTGATTTTACCACTAAATACGATAAAGAACGCCTTGAACGAGGTAAATCAACTGAAAACGTAGAACTGTTAGTCAAAGTAATCAGTGAACTACGGAGGGATCATGTACAAAGTCAGAGTAATACACAGACACCGTGATGAAAAGGAACTTGAAACCACAATTAACGAACTTGGCAATAACGGATATGAACTTGATTTTATCTATCACGATAAGTTTATCTTTAAAAAAATAGATGATACTGGAAGACAGTACAAAAAAAGAACTTCTAAAGAAAGCTAAACTATTCTTCCTGGAGATGAACGCTATCCAGCAGCGTTTCATCCATGTAAAGAACAAGTCCGGATATACACCTAGACGTAGACTGAACGAATGCGGCAACAAGGGTGGCAAAACTCATGGCGGAATTGCAGAAGATTTAGCACATGCCTGGGGTTGTAGAATATGGTTGCCTGAAGATCATCCCGATTACAAGATCCAGATTAAAGTACCGAATAGAGGGTTAATAGGTTGTGAAACAATGGCTCATTCGGTAATGGAAAAAATCTGGCCTACCTTAGAAGAACTCATTCCTCTTACCTGTTCGTATAAAACTAAAAAAAATCCACAAGGACAGATTCAGAAACTAACCTTTGAAACTGATCCATTCGGGCAGAAATGCACGTCCGAGATTTACCTACGGTCTTACGACCAGGAACCGGCGACTTTTGAAGGTATTGATGCAGATTGGATACATTGGGACGAACCGCCGCCTAAGAAAATCATAGAAGCGGCAGAACGTGGCAAGATAGTCTCAAACGCACCGTCCTGGTTCACAATGACTCCTTTGAAGGAAGCGTATATATATGACGAGTATTCTTTAAAAGCCGCCAACATGGGCGGTGATGACGAAGAAATTGCCGTAGTACGGGGCGAGATTTGGGAAAACTGCATAGATTACTGTTTCTACTGTGATTTAGATATTCCTGAAAACAGAATTAAAGACGAAGAATTCAATCTTATACGACCCGTAAAGAACTGTCCGCAATGTGATCGGGTTTTAGGCTTTATAGAAAAAGCAGGAATTGACGACTATCTGAAGACTTTAGATCCTGAAACACGAGAATCGCGTGAAAAAGGACTCTGGAAACACCTTAGTGGTCTTATCTATAAGGATTTAGACCGCGATATTCATTTATACGACGACATTCCTATCCCGAAACACTGGATGATGATAGAAGGGATGGACCCGCACGATGCACGACCTTCTAAGTATCTGTTTGCAGCCGTTTCACCTGAAGAGATAGATATTTTTAAAAAGACACGTAATCGAATTTATGTATTTGATTACTTACTTTTAGACGGTGATATGGATAGTATCGTTCGTAAGATTAAGATGAAACGGGCTGAATACGGTTATTCAAAACCTAAATGGATAGTACTCGATTCTAAATACGGTACTCGTACTGAAATGGAAGGTAAATCCTGGGAAGACGAACTCAGGCTCAGGGGTATTGGACATATAAGACTATCTAAATCAAGACCCGGTGACGTTGAATTAGGCCATAAATTGGTGAGAGAATATTTAAAACTACATCATTCTACTCTAACCGATAGAACCAAACCAGGTATTTTACTGGCAAAAGAGAAGTGTAAAGGTGCCGGTGGTCCGATAAATCAACTCTTCAACTATCAGTATTCAGATAAACACGACAAACCGAAAGAAGAATATAAGGACTTTCCTGATGTTTTAAGATATATGGTTCTTGAAGAACCTATATATATGAATCCTATACTTCAAAAAGAACGCGAAAAGAAGATTTACGAAATACGCGATCATGCATACAGGCTGAGAAGACATGCCATCTAAAGAAGAATATAAAAAGTTGGAAACACTTCTGCAACTCTTTATGAGAGCGGAAGATTATTGCAGACCTTACTTCGACAGAGCGAAAAGAAACTACAGACTCTACAGGTCCGGGACTGCGGTTGATGAAAAAGATTGGCCGTATGTAAACAGAGTAAGAACTAAAGATATTCTCGCTTTTGTTGAAGATACGACTGCTTTACTTATTTCGACTCTTTTTGCGACTACTCCGTTTTTTTCGGTAATTCCGAGAGAGACTAAAGTTCAGTATATTTTACAGACAGGTATCGACACGATCAAGGTAGCCGAACAGATGGAAAAATGTTTAGACTACCAGATTTCACATGAAGATACAGAATTCTTTGAAGAGATTACTGATTTCTTTAAAGGTGGTACTATTTTTGGTAATTCATATATAGGCGTTTATCCTAAATTCACCGAGGAAGGATTCTATTTAAGACCGAAACTCGATACAGTTGACTTCTGGAATTTACTTCCTGTACCGGGTGCCAGAAGAATGTCCAGGGCCAGAGGTGTTTTTGTTAGAGAACTTACCGATATAGTTACTTTAGGTGAGTTAGCTAAAAAAGGAATCTACCAAAATGTAGATAAGATTAAAACTCTACAATCAATGGACCCTGAAACTGACTGGCATGCTGCATTACTTCAAGAAATTGGTATGGAAGAATGGTTGCCGGAACGCGATCAGGTTGAAGTTTTACATTACTTCTCTAACGGACATTTAATCTCGATTGCCGATAGACGGGTTTTCTTGAGAGATTCTACTTCTAAAGGAAAACCATTTCCTTACGATCTTCCACAAGTGCAGTATAAATATATGCCCGTTCCGCTTGAATTCTTTGCAATGGGTATTCCCGAAGTTTTAGAAGTACTACAAGAAGACAAGAACCTTATCAGGTCGGCACGTAGGGATAACATTGACCTGGTAATCAATAAAATCATAAAGGCCCGTGAAGGTGCCGATATAAATTACGATCTTTTAAAGTTCTATGCAGGCGCAATATGGCCGTTAGAAAACCTTAACGATATTGACGTTCTTGACATTCCTGACGTTACCCAAAGTTCCTATGCAGAAGAACAGGGTTTACAAAGGGATATGGAAAATGCTTTAAGTCTGTTTGGTTATGCACGCGGTCAGACTCCGGCGCATTCAGAACAACCCACTACGGTAATGAAGATTCAACAGGCATCTTTAAACAGACTCGACCTTGCCGTCAAAATGGCTGAATTCACAACTCTTCAGAATATAGCTGCACGTATTATCATGTTGAACAGAGCTTATATGACGCAAGAGAATTACGAAGCAATTATAGGCGAACCCGATGCCGGATTCTATCAAATGACTGTAGAAGACGTGAAAAAATTCTTCACAATCAAACCAGTAGGAAGTTCGATTTCCAATATTAAAGAAGTACGACAGAAACAAATCGAAACCATGATAGGCATGTTAAGTCAATTCCCACCTGAAGTCACGCAAGGTAATGTAACACCATTTGCAGTCGATTGGTACGAAACTTTAATGACCGGCCTCGATTCTATAGATATAAAGAATAAAGACCGTGTTTTAATAAAACTTCAACAGGAGGAACAGCCTATGGATATGGACTTAGGTAACGTGCCTTACGGTGCCGCATGAAAGCATCTGATTTTAAACGACAGATTCTTGAAGAAGGGAATAACTCGTCAATTCGTAAACAGATTCAATCTAAACTGGAACACCGGGATACAAAGGGAGAGATTTTAGAAATCGGCAAAGCACTTGAAAATTTAGTTAAGCAAACAGGATGGTCTTACATAGAAGCATATATGTTCAGGATGATGAATCTAACCGGCCTTTTAATGGGGCAGACAGATGAACGTCAGCAAGGGGTTGCCGCAGGTTATGTGCAACTTATGCAATATGTAGATCAGATGATTAAAGCAAAGAATGCAATCCTAATGGAACATTCGGAGGACGACGATGGATCATGACCCTAACGTGGAAATCCCTGAAGTGGATTTAACCAACGTAAACTTGGAAACAGAGACTAAACCGGAAAAGAACGACCTTGGCCCTTATAAAACACCTGAAGATTTAGCTAAAGGTTATAAAGAGATTCAAGGTTATGCGACTAAAGTCTCTCAAGAGAAGAAAGAACTTGAGAAACAACTAGAAGCAATGCGTAACGAATTCGCATCTTTAAAGGAACAGATGGAATTTCGACAGGAACCGGTACAACCACAAATGCCAAACGATCCTGATTTTGAAACAAGGTTGCTGGAGAATCCAAACGAAACCATTGCACAGTTAGTCTCGCAACAGGTGGCAACACAACGTATTGCCGAAACATTAGAAGAAATTCAGGAAACCGATCCTGAAACATTCAACGACCGCTATAGTTATGTGTCGATGTTAGCACAGAATCCGCAATATCAGCCTTATCTGAAAACAGCTAAAGGCGTGAAAAGATTATTTAAAATTGCGGATGAACAATTAGAAAATCGACTCAAGAACCAGGCAATGAAATCAATCACAACACTATTCGGTGAAAATGCCGATTTAGATAAACTTAAACAACTTATTGCTTCCGATAAAAAAGACCCAGGCGCATACATGCCTGACCTCGGTACAGGTGGGCCGCCACGAGATGTAAAACCGGATCATGGTAAGAAAATTAAGGAGGCTGTTGACCGTGGTGATCCTGAAGCTGTACTTGGCGCTATTTTTGAAGAGGCTTTAAAGGAGTAAATTATGGCTCTTACAAGTACCGCCTTTATGGCGGCGCCAGGTGCATGGACTTCTACGCTTGCCAATAAACTTGACAAGATAGACTGTTCGCAAGTACTTGCTGCCGTTCTAAAGGGTGATAAACAACTCTTAGGTCACATCAAAATGGCTGGTGTGGCTAGAAACATTGAATATAACTGGATTGAAGACGATCTTAACGCGGCATTCGTAATTGCATCTTCATCCGCTAACAACGTAATGACGGTAACATCACCGTCCGGAACTGCTTCACTTCAGAGGGTTTTGAGAAACAATGCGGTTATTAACCCGGCTGGCTCTGAAGTCTACATGAAGGTGGCCGCTGCGGTTACTAAACTCACTTTGACTGCTGCTGCATTCGGGTCTACAACCTGGGCATCGTGGACTGCAACCAAGTGCTATGTAGTCGCACAACCGTATGCAGATATTGATTCTGCGAGTTCCGATATTTCAAAACTCAGAACCAAACGTAAAAACTTTACACAAGTCTTTGAACGTGCGGTACAGATTACCCAATCCCGTAAGGGTATGGATATGGAAGCAGTTACTTCCGAACTCCAGTTGCAGATTATGCGCCGAACGATGGAAATAAAGCGTGAACTCGATATGTCCGTACTCCGAGGATATGCAACTGCAACAGGATCTAATGTCTATTCGGCAGATACCGAACTTAGAACGATGGCAGGAATTATTCAGCTAATCAGAGATCCTAACCTTGATTCTACCAGTGAAGATACAACGGTTATCAATAAGTCTTCTGCCGCACTTTCAATTGCAGGACTTAATTCACTCTGTTATCTCGTATGGGGTGAAGGTGGCCTGGATGAAATGGCAGATCCGATTTTCGTAGTCGGCGCTAAACAGCAGAGAGTTATAGCCGGTTTTGAATCTGAACTCAGACGAGTAGAACAGGGTGAACGTACAACTGGTTATTATCGTGATGTATTCCTGTCCGATATGGGTGTTGAAATTCCGGTTGTGCTTGATCGTTGGTGTCCTGAAGACAAGGTGATTCTCTTGGATCGTTCAAGGGTTGCACTCAAACCGCTTGCCGGTGATAACTGGCACATGGAAAAAATGGCTAAAACAGGCCGGAACGAAACATGGCAGATTTCCGGCCAATTCACAATAGAACTCAGGAATTCTAATGCCTGCCACGGACTCATCTATAACCTTGCCTAATCCACTTAATTTTTTGGATTCAAACCAGGATTGGCGCAAGTTTACAACAAAAGTCTCCGATAATACCGGAGCGCATTACCTTGATCTATGGATTGAGAATGCACGCATTAATCGCAAGATTGTGCGTAACCGTGGCTGGATAGCAGAACTCCAGGATAACCATAGCGGCAAGACTGCCGTTATGTTAGGCGCAAGCCCGGCAATTAAGAACCAGATCGCAACACTGCGAATCTTGCAGGATGATTCTGATTTCGTGCTGATAGGTATAACCAGCGGGTTGAAGTTCATGCTGGATAACGGTATTAAACCGAAGTATGTAATGATTGCGGATGCAGACCCGGACATTGAACGGTTCTGGAAAGGGTTGGATATGAACCAGACAAAAGATATGACGTTACTGGCGAATATCTGTACTCATCCTAAACTGCTCAATATGTGGCAAGGACCAATTAAGTTTATTGCAATCTATACTGCCGTTAAAAAACTAGACAGAAAACTCGCCAAATGGTATTCACCTGTTAATGGTGTCGGTAATTTTTTCCCAGCTTTATGTTCACAATATAATACCGGCGCTGCATTAGCATATATGGTTTTCGGTTGTAAGATTATCATATTTGTTGGCAACGAACTCAGTTTCGCCGACGAGCAAACAACTTACTATGCAGACAGAGAAGACGTTAAGGATAGTTGGGAACGCGGGCCGCACATGAACATACGTGGCGAAAGAGCATATACCAATGCTATGTTAATGTCGCTCAAATTCGCATTAGAAGATTTTCTCGGTAAGATAAGTGGTGACGGATGGTTCTTTAATTGCACAGAAGCAGGAATCTTTGGAGTTAGTAAACGGTTTGGGAATCTACCCTGGATAACACAACTTACTTTAACCGCCGGAATTATGCAGGCTAAGTCTATAATGCATACCGGCAAACCAATATTAGGAGCATAACAATGAGTGACTTCAGTGATCTTTGCCCGCTTTTCAATACGGGTGTGTATGGCGAGATCACCTTGCCGTATGTATTTATCGGAAGTCGGTCTACTACCAACAAATTTGAAGGTGGTCTTCCGTTCGGACGATCCGTTATTGTAACCGCGTGCTACGTTAAGAAACATACAACCTGTGCGTCAACTACTGCCGCAATGAAAGTCAAGTTTGCAAAAGCAGCTACTTGGGGTGCTACGCAAACTGTATTTTCCAGCTTTCAGTTGAGCAAGACAGTAACAACTCAGGTTGTCGGTAAGTACATGACAATGACGACAACTGCTAAAACCTTTGGTGCAACTGACGTTTTACACATGGTCAGTGGTGCAAAGGAAGCAGTAGCGTCGGTTCACGTATCGGCAGTTATCAGATACAAAGAAAAATAAACCGGAAAAGCCCCCTTCGGGGGGCTTAACCAAGGGAGGTTTTATGAAAACGGCAGCACTAATCCCGGCTCGGACGGGATCAAAGGGCATACCTAATAAGAATTTTAACGTGTTAGTAGGGAAACCATTAGTAAATTGGACCGTGGAAGCAGCAACCAAAAGCGGAATATTCGATAAGATTATCCTTAGTTCCGATGGTGGATTTACCGATAAACTGTATCCATTGAATTTGGAAATAGACAATAATAGACCGGAAAAGTTTGCAACTGATGAAGCTGACTTAGACAGTCTCTTACTCTACTATGCGGAAAAGAACCCAGAAATTGAAATGTGGTGTCTGCTTCAACCGACTTCACCGTTAAGGACTGCAAATGATATTAAGCGCATGTATAACTTTGCTAAACGTGA